ATTTCTTCATCATTTGTTGTAATTGATAACTGTATTGCTTTATCAGGATTTGTTACAAATGCAGCAGTAGCATCATCTCCAACGTGCAATAAATGGTTAGGACTTGTATTACCTATACCTACATTACCACCTGATATAGTCATATGGTCTACATTACCACCACTACCTAATCCTAAATCACCCAAGTCATCTGTAATACCACCTCTTGCTTTTATAGAGCCTGTAGAATAAATACCACCTGATGCTTGTGCAAAAAGATAGTTATGAGTTATACTTACCATACCATCATCTCTTATGTAAAATAGATTTGTTCCACCACTGTCATCTACTTCAAATGATTTTGTGCTACTAGTATCTCCTGCCCCTTGAACGTGTAATGGAGAATCAGGACTTGTAGTACCTATACCTACATTACCTGCATTTATAAAGTTATCTGTTCCATCTGTATATAAGGATACTTTTAAAGTACCACCATCATACATATGTAATCTACCACCATCAGTAGACTTTTCGCCAATCTGTACAACAGGATTTGTATTAGAATTATCCATAAGAGTAAATCCACTATTGGCTGAACTTGTGTTATTAGATTTAACAGTTAATGCAGCAACAGGACTTGCAGTACCTATGCCCACATTACCACTACTATCTATATTAAGATGAGTATTGTCAAATGCACCATAATTTAAGTTTACTGTATCAGTACCTGCATTATAGCCTACAGTACCTTTTAAGTTACTATTTTTTTGAAATCTAATTCCTGAATCTGTGCCTGTACCTGAAGCAGATTGGTGTATATCTATAAGAGCCGATACTGAAGATTCTTCTACATCTAACTTAACAGAAGGACTTGTAGTACCTATGCCGACTCTTGCACCTGAATCAATAATCATTTGTGTAGAATTATTAATTTTAAATTCTAAATCTGTAGATGTAGTATAACCTATACCCCAATTACCACCCATATATAAACTTTTACTTGAGCCTTGTATCTCTACAGCAGCATAAATATTATTTCTATAAATATGCAATTCTCTTGAAGGACTTGCAGTACCTATTCCAACTCTATTGTTACTAGAATCTATTGTTAATGTAGTAGAATCAAATGTTGCATCGCCTGTAAATGCAGGTGCTGCTAATGGTGCTTTTAATGCTAAACTATTAGTAACTGTAGTAGAAAAACTAGCATCATCATTAAGTGCAGCAGCAAGTTCGTTAAGTGTGTCTAGTGCAGCAGGAGCAGAATCTACAAGAGCATCTATCTTTGCTTGTGCTAGTGTATTGACTTCATCATCAAAGTCATAAATTAAATCGTGTGATAATTTAGTTTTTAGAGTCCCTGTAATATCTAAATCTCCATTAACCTTTAATAAACCTTTATCACTACCATCAGGTTTAGGTGAGGAAACATTTAATATAGATGCTTCCCCACCGACCTTAATCGGCTTTAAATCATTACTTAAAGGCTGATCATCACCTAAAGTTATATCATTTATAGCCATACGAGAATCCCTACCTTCTCTTTTTAGTTTTTTTCATTTTTTTCTTTTTCTTAGGTGGTCTACCTACCTTAGATCCGTATGTTCCTTTTCCTCTAGGCATTATTTACCTACCATTTTCTTTAAGCCATTCCATACCATGTCTAGTAGTATGTCATCATACTTTGTTGGACTTAACTTTACTAATTTCTCTAATACGAAGAATACTGCTAGTGCAATATCCCAATTATTCATTAACCATTCCATTATTTATTCTCCATTTCTATTTTTCTGTATAAATAAATTATCCATAATGCACCAATTATGATGCTTTGTAAATCAGGCAATAACTCCCATATATTAATAAATATTGTAGTCATTGATCCTAATGTAGTTTTAAAACTATCTATCATTTTTTCTCCTTAATTTCAAAGTGTGGAAAATCATCAAATCTATTATCCTGAACGTGAAAATCAGAATCCCAATCTCCACCCCAACGTAAATCTACGTTAAACATACCCTTTGCAATACCTTTAACAAAACCTGCAAATAATGTCATACGTTCTCTATCTTCCCAATCTATAGGATAAGGAACAACATCAACAGCATTGCTTGGATAAGTATTATGCCTACCATTAGGGAATTTAAGTTTGGTTTTTCCTTCTTTGTATAACTTGTCTTGTCTATCTTGATTTCTATGCCCTTCGATAATAGAGCAATCAACATGCTTGATAACTTCATTGAATATCCTTTGTAACCTATCATCACAGGTTTTGAGGTTGTTTTTAGATCTTGTACCGAATCTAGGCATAATTAAAAAATGAGGGTAGGCAACAAGGAAGATACGTATGTTGAACGAGCATGGAAAAACAACAATCCTACCCTCATATATTGATTCTCATTCATAGTTATCCTGTTTTTTCCTAATCTTCTATGTGAAATATAAATTCATAATCATCTGCTGCACAAGTTGGTGTACCACCTCTACTTACTGCTGCTACATAAACTGATGTTGAATCAGATTCTGCTTGAAGTAACATAGGTAAAGCACCACCTGTACCATCTCCAAAGTTTACATAATGATATACTATATTATTGACTAAATCAGTCATGTGGTCTCCCATATCTATACTAATCCAACCTAATATTTTTGCTTGTTTTGCTAAAGCATTAGTCCATTTGCTATTACTACCTACTACATCATTAATAGTACCTAAATCTTTAGAAACTTGCATAAAAACTAAATCTATATCATGTTCAGCATCATCTTCATTTAAAATTGTTAATCCTACTAATTTAGAACAACCACCTTTTTCAATTACTGCTCTTGGTATTTCTGTAGGATTAAAAAACACATCATCATTTGCATAAGCACTTGTATCAAGTGTAGGTGTAACTCTTATAATTCTTTTACTACCTCTAACCACTCCATCTCTACTCATCTGAAGCCTCCTTTTTAGGTGCTTTTTTCTTTTTAGGTTTAGGTTGATCTAAAATTTCCATATCATACCTACCATCATTTTTATATTGTTCTAATCTTGCTTTACCTATCATAACAGGCACATTTAATGGTTTACCTGATGGTACTTTATAACCTCTAAATATAACTTTAATATCTTTCATATATTCTCCTAAGTGTACAGGGTAGCATTACACTACCCTGTATTATTATTTATTGCTTACTACCAAGCAGTTGTTCCTTCTTCAACAATACCAAAACATTTGATTTGTGAAGCATCTTGAACTAACTTAGCACCACCGATATAATCACCCACTAATTTGTGTGCAATATAATCAATGTCATACTCAGAACTAACTTGAGGTGCTTTGCTAAATCCGTATGCTAAAGCAGAACTGTGTAATACAAATCCACCTAATACGTTAGCATTGTTTAATGCACCATCATCAGAATCTACAGCATCATTGTGGTTAGTAGATGTAATGTTGTTAGATAATACAACATTCATACCCATTACAGATCCTACTAGACCATTTTGAACATTAGCAGTATTAGTTTTAGAAATATGAATAAAATCATCTATTCTAAATAATGAAGAATATAGTGTTGGATTTAACACTAATGTACATTCATTAATAGGTATATCATTTTCTAATACAACTTTACTAATGTGTGCTAATGTTGCAGCATCAATAGTTTTTGGAACTGTGTTACCTGCAATGTTAATACATTCAGTAGTTGTAGCAAGTGCTGCTTCTACTTCTGTTTCAAATCCTAATGCTAATTTATAACCTATAGAATCTGCATACATTGAAAGTAGATCAGAATTTGCTTGAACAACACCCATATCATCTACCATAGCAGAAGCATATTTATGTGATGTTAATGCTAACTGAATTTCATCTTCAGTAGCATTTGTGTAGTTTACAGGAACGTGTGGATCTTTAGTAGCAGCATCTGCAACATCTGCAACTGATGGTATGTGAACTATGTCTCCACCACCTGATACTAAAGAACTATAATCTGTTCCTAAATTTGTCATTACAAGATTCTTTTTGAAACTTGCTCTTACTGCGTCTGTCCATATCTCAGGTATAAATACTGCTAATTCAGTATCTGATGCTTGAGATGCAGCAGGATCTGCTAAACCTGTTGTTGTAGCCATCTTTTCTCCAATCTGTACTCTCTATCAACTGCTAAATAGCCTTCAAGTAGAGTATATTTTATTTTTTATATGATTTAACTATTGATTTCCAATTAGATCGTTTTTCTTCAGGAGACATTGTAGCCCAATCTGTTATTTTATTTCCACTTTTATCTCTAATTGGTGGTGTTACGTTGGTTGTAACTGATTGTTTTTTTGACTTTTCTAAATGTTTCCTTAACTGATCATTACTCAAAGATCCATAAACTTCTTTGTCTTGATCATCTAATTGAGAAATTAAATTTTCTCTTTCCTTCTTCTCTTGCTCAGCATAAACATTTAACTTTTCCTCGTATGATTGCAATTTATTGGTAAGTTCAGTATTTAACTCTTTGAATTTACCTTGTTCTTCCATTGCTTTCACTCGTTGTGCTTCTTGCTTATCCTGATATTCTTTTAATTTAGTCTCTAACTCTCTTTTCTGTTTATTGACTTCATTAAAACGAGCATAAGGTATAGATTCTACAGGATCTTTTACGTTGTCTGTTGTATCAACGGAAACATTTTCGTCTGTTTGGACGGAATCTGATTTGACACCTTGATTATCGGTGGTTGGATTTTCGTTAGAATTTTTCATTATTCTTCCTTGTATTTTATCATTGTTTACATGTTAATTGCAAATGATATTATTCATTTAGCCATTTTTCTACGTGTTTGAATAGAAATTTTAGTGCTTTTTCCTCAGTTTTTTCATTTATAAAGGGTATGTCTATGTCTTTATTAATCTTGTCTATAAGTTCTTGTTTATTGTTTTGAAACTTTGCCTTAATTTTATCTTTAATAGCATTTTCTAACAAATCTATAATTACCTTATCTACTATCATTATTACTACCTACCATTTCTTGCAAGACCAATATCTTGCAGTTGTTTTGTCTTTTGCAGTTGCACATTTATGTCTTGCCCTGAATGATTTACGTCTTGCAGGACTAGACTTTTTAATTCTCATGTTAGGATCTCCAAACGTAACTCGTTTAGTTTTTCCTCCGTCATTTACGAACACCTGAAATTTTTTTTTACCAAAACTAGGTTGTCCTTTACGAATCCTAGTAGGTTTATTCAACCTTACTTTTCTACCTCTATACTTAGCCATTCCATCTCCAATATTTTCTAGTTAGTGCTATACATAAGATTATAAACACAACACTTGCTAAATCTAGTAAATGATTACCTGAATCACTTTCAATGCTACCAATAGGTGTTTCTAATTTTATGCTTTTAGTCTTATTCATCTTCTGTCATTCCACCTTTTTCCATCATTCTAAGAAACTTATCTTTAAGTCCATTACCTGATAGTCTTGCTATTATCTCTACCTGAGCCTTAAATACACCATTAAGTTTCTTCTGTTCCATTTGCACCTTCTTCTGCTGATCAATAAGTTTAATAATAATACCTTCCAACCTCTTGAAGTCTTGGTCTAGTTCTGTCATCAGGGTTTCCTGTATGAACCTGTTTTGTTTCCAAATGAAGAATCCGAATGCTATTGTCATTGCTACAGGTATTCCAAATTGTTCCAATATCGTAATAAAATCCATTATATTTTATTCCCATCTATAAGTTCTCCTTGTACTACTGCTTTTCCTTTTATTATTTGCACTACATTTGTAGTAAAATGCCCTTTATCAAAAAAGTCTACTATTGCAAAAGCATGACTCCAATTATGCTCTCTACCACCTAGCCAAGCATTAGATTCTTTACTCATATCTTTTAAACAACCTAAACTTATAGCAGATACTTGTCCACCTAGCATTGTTGCTGAGTGCATTTGCACATCATGTGTATGTCCATATATAATGTTACAACCTAGTTTTCTTAAATGGTTTGCAGCATGATATTGTCCACCATAGAAGTTACCATGATGAAAGTATAGTTTACCTATTTTTAAAAACTTACTATTATGATGAAACTTATATCCACGTTCTTTTAATTTAAGTGCATTCTGTGTCATATACTGTGGTAGATAAGGGTGTTCATCTACAAACTGATCTAACCATAACTCATGGTTGCCTTGACAAAAATGTCTTTCCTTACAACCTACTTTATCTAAGGATTTATCAATTATATCCATACCTTTATTAACCTGTTTAAGTTCTTTTTCCATATCAGGCAATATATAGTCTAATGGTGGTTTCTTTTTACGTTTCCATTTCCAATGACTAAAAGCATCACCTTCTGTTGTGTCTCCAAGATCAACGTATATATCAGGTTTACATAGTTCTATGGCTTTACATACAACTCTTATTGCAGCCATATCTGCTAATGGAAAGTGTTTATCAGGTGTTACTATGGCTCTTTTAATCATTTTCTTCCTCGTACCTTATACCATTATCATTTTTAAATGGTTTATTATGCAATACTTTGTTTTGTATAATTATTTCAGGTATTCCCTTTTCAAATGCCTTGCATCTAAAATTTGCTGTATAATGCTTACAATAAAAACATTGTGGAGAATAATGAGCCATTAAAATAACCTCACAATTAACCACTCATTTAATAAATCTTTTTCTTTTTGATTTAAAGTAAATCCTTTAGAATGTTTTAAAAATACTTCAGCAATACTTTCACTTATATTTTCCGTAGCATATTTAGAAACACCTTCCATTCCTCTTAATAATAATTTACTACCTGTTATATCTCCATATAAATTTTTATTTGTTAATACATGTCCCCATTCATGTGTTAATAAATCATCTATATTTTCACTTAAACTCCAACCTGAATTATATTGTTTTTTTAAGAAATTATTTAAATCAATATCGTTATCAAAATAATCAAAAAATTTAGCATTATATTCTAAGGTGTTTATAGTTAATGGATTATCTGAATAATCTACACCTTTATATACTTTATAAGTTTTTGAACGAAATTCCAAAATATTATCATATTTAGTTAAGTTTTTAGCACCCATTGGTTTTATACTATCTATTTTTCCACCATGTTTTTTTTGTAATTTTACTACCCTATTTACAAAGGCATTAACTCTTACCATGTTGCCTAATTGACTTACATCTACTTCTTTAATCTTTAATTCTTTTTTTAAATAATTTTCTGCTTGTTTTAAATTAGTAAATGTTGGTGTTGTACCCTTCATTTTTTTATACTTAATAGGTGTAGATAAATCTTCACCCTCATACT